AGATGCAACATTTTTATTTTTGAAACCTTTACCAGTATGTCCATCAAAGTTTGCTTCGTTTAAATGTTGTCTAAACGATTTCATAACTTCATCCCTTTCTTAACATCGTTCCAAAATTGTTCACATTGTTTATCAGATAATCCTTTCGGTAGACCTGTTTTGAATGAATCGTAATCATCATTTTTAACATGGTTTCGCATATCAGTACCAGATACACCTTGAACTCTAGCACCAGAATTAATCACTTCAAATTTATCAAAGTCGTATGATTTCTTAGGGTCTTTATGATTAACGTATGGTCTCATTCTTTTTTCAAATTCAGCAACTCTATCACCACCAACAACCATAGTCACATCTTTATACCCTTGGTCTGATAACCATCTTAAAATATCAAATGGGGTTTTAAGTGAAGTATTTTTAACAATCGTTGCTTTTGGAAAGAACTTTTTCAAATACTTAGTCTTAGTCTTATAATCCAAAGGATTCTTTTTAGCATCTTGACTTTGAGAAGTGAATATCATTCCTTCTCCGCCTTTAGCAGATTTTACAACAAAATCAATTAGAGCACCATGTCCTTTTGTAATAGGATTAAACCGACCAAACGTAAATACGACTGGTTTATTCTTTGCTTCTTCTAGATGTTGTTTAAACGATTTCATCTCTTTTTCCTTTTAGATCCCTTTAACCTAGATTTCTCAGCACGACCTCTATTTACAGATGCCTTTTCAAATCCAACTATTTTACCATTTTTATGCGATGCATCTAAACCATCACCATTACCATACACACCGTGGTCACGTCTGTATTTATTTAACTCACCACGATAATTCTTCATTTTTTCAGAAGATTGAAACTTCTCATACTCGTCTTTATAGTCACGCTTATGGCACCACTTGCAGCCTTTCTTCTTCTCTTTCTTTTCGAGAATATTACAGAAGTCTTCAAATGTTAATATCACTTTCATTGGTTTATACGATAATAGCGTCTGGTTTTTGTCTATCCCATTCTGCGCGTTGCATTTCACTCTTAGACATAGCATACGACGAAGATACGTTCTTTAATTTTAATTTCTTGTTGGCTTGCTTAGCCGCATCTTTAGCATCTTTTGCTTTTTTAACGATGATTTGTTTATCCAATGTTGGATGCATTAACATGTACGAATCAGTTCCTTCGTTCATTAGTTCTCTAAATGATTTCATTTTCTTACTCCTATTACTTTAATTTTTTAAGATCTTTCTTGTACTGCTTAGAGAATTTACCTTTGCTGATTTTATCAGCATTTTTAACTGCTGAATTTAAGTCTTTAAAGTCTACTTCCGTTTCCAAGCTTTTTGAGTCGTCATGGTGCATGGTAAAATATCCAGAATTATCTTTACCAACAACAACCCATGTTGTTTCTTCATCATTAAGTTGGCAAGTGATTGTCATCGCACCATTATAATCACGGTCTTTTTTGTCAAAACCTTTATTTGCTTCAGTTAAGTCAATACCGTTTAATACTGCTCTTGCAGCTTCTATTAAATTTTTCATTTTCTTGTTCCTATTATTAAATTAGTTTTTTCTTTCTTATATAGCATATAACTTTCACATCATCCTCCTACTTTGTAGTGAATAGAAGAATAGTCATTTAACTTATAACCAGACATAGCAAGTTTTTTAAGATTATCGTTTCCTGACTTATAAATGACTGATGCGTATCTCATCATAACATATACATAAATCAGTTTGATGTCATCCATATCCTCTAACGCATCCATGTTTTTAAACGTCATAGGACCTGAAGCAGAAACTTTAGATGCCATAGACTTAATAGTATTTATATCTACCTCAAAATTAACAGTATCAGATCCTGGAGTTTTAACCAGTGGAGCCGCAATGGCACCAAGAAATTCTGAACTCTTATCAATTTTTCCTTCAAAGTAAATTTTAATATCACCCACCTTAGTAATAGCTGAGGCCTTTGCCCTAGCTCTTATCATAAACCCTTTAGGGTATCCAGAAGTCTTAATGTCCCAATATGTATTCTTAACGTCATAAACGGTAGGAGCAAACTTTAACACAAAAGGTTTAACATTAGAAACGTCAATCGTTTTTGCTGTTGTTCGTTTAACTGATTTCTTTAACGATATACCCATCAAATCGCCAGAATTGAATAACTTCTTCATTATTATGTTGAATTCAGTTACAGATTCGGCAGAATCTAATTCAGTTAATATATTAGACTTTGATGAACTATTGTAAATCCAAATATCAGCGGGGTTCCAGTTATCGTTACTTTGTTTAAAACTATGATTCTTCTTCAGCATTTTAAATATAACTTGACCGATAGAAGAATCATCACTGTCTAATTCTATCTTATGTTTCTTATTAAGTTTAATAACAGACGTTATTGCGTTTGTATGATTGATGAAAGATTTATACCAATTCTCGTCAAAAATAAAACCAACAATATCGTTTATTTGGTTTCTTGTAGGATGCTTGCCACTATTGTATTGATAGAACTCTAAGAATTTGATTGTTCCTGTTTCTTGTTGTGCCGTAGTTGGATTACTAACACTCTTTTCAGACTGAAAGAAAAAACCACGACCAGAACTATATTTGAATAGAACTTTACCCTTTCCTTGCGTCACCTTAACATTATCACCATTTACGTCTACTGTAAATATAGACATGTATTTAGCAAGTCGTTTTAATACTTTCTTATCAGTAACTTTAATTTCCGTTTGATTCGTATTTAAGAATGATTTTACTTGTTTGCCGACTGCGCTATAATGAATGTCTTGAATATCGTTAGGGTTCATCTTCACGTAATCGGAAAGACGTTTTCCAATCTTTTCTTTATCTCTATCTGAAAACTTAGGTTGCTCTCCAACTTTAAATTTAGCAAACGACCCCTCACTTAATAGAGCAGTTTCATTTAAATAATGACTAAATCGTTTCATATTAACTCCAACTCTTTACCGCATTGAAGTTATTTTTACTAAACTCCAATCGATTGACTAGTTTAACTGCACTGTTAGACAAAGTGTCAATAGCAACAAAACCCTCTGGACCTGTTGTTTTATAACCGTTTGCTGTCTTAACGAATGCTGGTATTTGATTAACCTTTTCTAACTTCTTAACAATCATCATTTTGATATCAATTACATCATTATGCCACTCTAATGTGTGGGCAAATGTACCAGCAACCGAACGTAGTTGTTTTGTAAAGTCGTCTAATTGTTTTTTCTTTTTGTCCTTACCTTTAACCGATTTTAATTTAGAGATCTTCTTCTCATAATCAGAACGGATAAAATCAATGAAAGTAGCAACTGCTTTCTGTTTATTAGAAAACCTTTCACCCTTTCTAACTTGACCGTTGATATAAATTTTAACCATTTTAGCAATTTCAGTTTTACCAAATAGAATACCCATATCTTTAGTATTCAATTTCTTTAATTCCATATTTGCGTGATTTAGTTTTTTCTTAATTTCACCTAATTCTTTTACAGTAAATGTAGCAGTACCCGAAGCATCTACAAAATTAGTATCAGTGAACCAAACATCTTTTTGACGTTTAAATGAAGATAGACTTATTTTAAATTGAGCAGACAAATCGGCAATAGTTTTGCCAGTATATGTTGTATGCCAGATAACACCGACTTTAGATTTTAATACAGTTTTTGCTAAATCGGAATCGGCAGGTATTGCGTATGTAATAGTATTTGGAGTGAATGTAATATAGTTGTCACCGTCAATAGTTTCTTTCTTTAACTCATCAGAAGTAAACATAAAGTCACCTTGATAAACCCCTTTAAGTCCCATCTTAGGGAATTCTTTGAGTGCGACCTTTAACTTATCCCCTAATCCTCCAGGATGATTTTTATCAATATCAGCATTTGTGTAATTGATTTTAGGGGTTTTGTTGAATAATGCCTTTGTACCAACAAAGAACTTACCGTTCTCCGGATTGATACCAGCAATGACTGCTGGTGCACCATCTACTTTTGCTTGAATATTAACAGCCTTTTTAGAATGTCCTTCTAAAGAATGGGCAACGTCGTTAAGTATGGTAAGAGCCTGTTTAGCGCCAGATACACCGAAATCAAAGATAGCGTCTTCGACATGCTCAAGATGAGTCAGTTTTTCTTCGGAAAGGTACGACTTAAAAGATTTCATACTAGTATTATACTATAAATGTTGTTACTATATTTATAATAATCACACTTTGAAGTCTTTAAATGCGTTTTTATTCTTGCTTCCTTTGCTAGTAAAAACTGATTCTTCAAAGTCTTCTTTATCAGAATTACCCATTATACCTGATTGAGCATCTTGTTCGACGTCATACCATTTCATTTTTGCTTTGTTAATACCAATAACAAATCGTTTGTTTAAGTTTTCATCACCATAACGATTCTTCAATTGTTTCACCATTACTTGATTTAATTCTTGTAATTCTTCAGTCTGAATTAATGCTAGGAATAAGTCAGCAGTTGCTGGTAAACCAAACGACTCAGAAGTGTCCTCAAGACCCATATCAGAAGAACTGAAACCAGAACGATTAACTTGTGTAGCAGACCATACTGGAACATTAAATTCAACAGCAAGACCCCTTAATTCTTCGGCAATTGCCTTAACGTATGTATAACTGTTTACGTTATTAGCACCATTTAACCTTTGAGAAGCACAAATATTCAAATAATCAATATAAATGATATCAGGCATAAAGTTCTTTTTAAGTGCTAATTCTTTTAATAGGTGTCTAAAGTGACCAGCATGGGCAGTTGATGTAGGATATTCTTTAACAATTAACTTACCTTTTGTTTTAGATTGAATAGCTGCAATCTTTTTAGAATATCGTTCAAATGATAAATCAACAAGAGAGTCAACTTCTACGTCCATTAGATTAGCATCAATACGTTCAGCAATACGTTCCTCTGCCATCTCAGCAGTAATGTATAATACATTTTTACCCATAGTGAGATTTGACGCTGCCATATGACACATACCAATCGTTTTACCTACACCAGTTCCTGCCATTAGGATGTTTAACGTTTTACGAGGAACACCACCCTTAGTAATCTTATTAAGATATTCAATATCAAAAGGAATACGTTCCTCTTTACGTTGATAAAACTCAAAACGTTCTTCAGCATTATCTAAGAAGTCGTGACCAATATGAGTATCAAAAGATACTGCTAATGCTGTTGATAATAACTCAGGGATTGAACCCTCAGACTGTTGTTTATTTTCCTCGTCATCAATAATACTAATTGATTCCATAATAGCATTATAAACTGCTTTATCTTTACAGAACTTTTCAGTCTCATCAAGCAACCATTCTTCGTTACTTTCTGTTTCTTTTAACGAACCTACTAGTGCCGAAGTTTCTTCATAATCAGTAGAACTTAAATCGTCTCTTCCGTCAATAGCAATTGTTAATGCTTCTTTAGTGGGTACAGAATTATACTTTGCGTAGAAAGTTTGTATTTCACTAAAGACATTTTTATCACTATGATTCTGAAAGTAATCGTCTTTTAAGAATACAATTACCTTTCTAGCATAGTCTTCATTATATATTAGATTCGATAAAATCGTGTTTTCAATACTCAACCAGTTTCCCTCTCTTTCATCATTCTTTCTGTTATAATTTTAGATAATATTACCTGAACTTCATCTTCATAAGGTTCAGACTTTATATCTTCTTCTACAGCATTATAACTATACGATATTTCATCTTCACCTACCTCTAAATCAAATACAGCAATCTCCGTACCGTCTTTAGTCCTTATGTAGAATATATCAGAGGTCATTTCTTGTTTGTTCCCTAGTTGGATTTACATATGTCCAAGCATTCCACCCTAATTTTTCTCCAATTCGTTTCGCATCATTTCTACGTTTAACTTCGATATCCGACATAATAGGCTTTGGTATTTTATTATTTTTCATCGGTTTCTTCATATTATTCTTCTTCATCTTTACTTCCCTCTAGTAGTGAATGTTGCCCAATTGCATATTTATTTGTAATAAATTCTTTAAACTTTTCATGTGTAACTATATCTTTCCAAAACTTACTCTTTTCTGTTTCAGATGCTCGTACCTTTTTATCTTCAACTTCACCTGTTTCTAAGTCAACTTTAGAGTACCAACCGTTAGATGGTTTAACTACAAACCCTCCTTCTACAGCAACTTCTAATAAACCAGAATTCCTTTTAATTCCTCCTTCCCATGTAACAGAAATCGGAATCTTTGATTTCTCTTTGACAAATCTAGACTTCTCTACGTTGATGACGAAGTCGTATCCTTCAATTTCGGCGCCTTTCTTATTCTGGCGACGTCCAATAATCCAGACGTTATCAGCAGAGTACATGACACCAGTGCCACCAGACACAACCTGCCGGCTGAACATTTCCTGTGTTTCATATGTATGATTTACCACTATTAAAGGGACATCCTTTAGGGTTAAATAAGGTGTTACCATTCTAAATAACGATTTTAATTGTTTTGCTCTAGTCATATCAGCAACGGATTTACCATCTCTAGCATCGTCCATTTCTTTCTTAGATGCTAGATTACCAATAGAATCAATCATAATATAAACATTATCTTTTTCATCTAAATCTTCTAATTGATTAACAATGTCAAATTTAAGTTCCTCGATGTTTTTAAGGGGAACATGTAGTACCCTATCGGTATCAATGTTAAAGGACTCGAAATAGGATTGTGGAGTGCCGAACTCTGAATCATAGAACAATGCTATTGAGTCGGGATATTTATCCATATATGCTTTCATCATTAATAGACCAAAGGCAGTTTTAAAATGCTTAGATGGTCCCGCAAGAACAGTTAGACCAGAAGTAATACCACCATCTAGTCTACCAGAAAGTGCTACATTAATCATTGGTACTGAAGTCGGGATTATATCCTTTGCATTGAATAACGCAGACTTTGAAAGTTGCGTGGATTTGATTGTGCCTGATTTTTTCAGACGTTCAAGTAATGTACTCATAATATAAATTTCCTAAAGTTTTATTCAATATACCTATATTATACTATACTTTAGACGAAAAGTAAAGTTTTTATCTACGAACAGGTTCATTAATTAATTCTTCAAGATTGAAAGGTTTTCTCATATTACCCCAACGTGTAAAGTAAATAATAGGATATTTGGGAAACATTTTAAGGAATGTTGGGGCATCAATACCAACTTTCTCTGCTACTACCTTATAATCAGTGGGTAAAGACGATTTACCATATACTCCTCTACCCTCAACTAAAGCATTTAATCGTGATATTGTTGATACAAACCCATTAACGTCCATCAACTCTGAAGCAATTTTCTCACTCCAAACGTCTCCGACAATATAACCATCTTCGTCTAAGGCATAGTCTTTATCGCCTTTAGAAGTAGCATATTTATTTTGAGCATTAAGGTTTTGAATATTCTCTTGGAAATTCTCCGCAAAATCTTCAAAAGTTTTACCTTGACTATCTACTACTACATTATCTAAATTAATCTTTGCCATATGTCCTCTTTAAAAAAATGAATCTAACGAACTCTTAACTTCCCAATCCCAACCAATAGGTTGTAAAATAGATTCTAATGGTCTTAAATATGATTTCTCAAATTGAGTATCATAATCAATATACTTTTCCATATCAAATTCAGGAGGAAGTCCACCTACAAACGAAACTACATTCTGCCCATTTGGGTTTGGAGTCTTCAAATAAACAAATTTAATCTTAGTTCCTGCATCAACACGCTCAATTTCATTTAAATTATATTTATCCAACAACTTGTTAAATAATATAGAACCCCTTACATGAATAGGAACAGATTTCTCTTGTTTTAAATATTTAGTATATTCGTTAATTCCACGAGGGAAAGAAATATCTTCTACGGGCAAAGTATTAAATTCTTCCCTATATTTAGTTACCAATTCTTGTAATTCAGACTCAGAACCAGTTAAAACTACCTGAACTGCTTTTTTTAAATTACCCCTTACGTTTGCTGGTGTAGAAGATTTAACAATTTCAAGACCCATTACTTTCATTTTAGGTTTCTTATATCTAACACCCTCATTATCCCAAACGTTCAAAGCATATCTTTTCTTAGCAGTCCAAAGTCCTTGCTCAGCAATTACCTCTCGTCCCATTTGCATCTTTTGCTCATAGGCATTAACATAGTCTGCTAACTCTTGGTATGAGTCATCAATAAATGGTTCAATTTTTTCTTTAGCGATTGTGTCAAGAAAGTCAACAGGTCGTTTAGGTTTGAACCTAGAAACAAGTTTTCCCATATCAACATAAACAGAATCGGTATCAATAGCAATAATGTAATCACGGTCAGTTCCTAATAAATTATTCAAATAAGAGTTTAGTTTCTGTTCAATCCAACGAATAGCAAGTTGACCACCAGTGGTAATTGCTTCAGCATTTCTTAAATCATAATATCTAAACCATTGATTACCAATAGCACCATAAGCAGAGTTTAACTGAATCTTTTTTGCCATCTGGATATTATTATATTTACTAATCTCGTTAGTTGTATCTTCACCATCCTCTTTACGTTGTTGAGCATCTAACATTTTACCTTTGAAAATCTTACGTTCATTGTAAATCTTTTCCATCAACTCAGGTAAGAATCCACGTTTATCCCTACGGTATAAAGTACCATTAGGAGCAACCGTTTGATTTGTAACTTTTAACTCACTTAAATCTACTTCTTTTTTAAGTAAAGAATCTACATCAACCCCAGATTTGAAACCAACAATAGTTTCAGGGCTGATATTGTAATTCATAATTAAATGGGGATACAGTGAGTTTAAGTCAAAAGAAACAATCCAGTTATGTTTACCCACAATAGGTTTTTTAACATAAGCACCAGCATATTGTTCATTTTTACTAGTATGTACTTTAGGTGGTGCTACGATATTCTGTCTAATCAAATAATCATAGATAATAGCATCCCACTGTTTAACCGTACCGAATACGTCTTGATAATTAATTTTAGCATCATATGCCATAGTTAATGTCAAGTCAATAAGTTTCATTTTATCGTCAAGTCGTTTTACAATCTCTACGTCCCTAATATTATAGTCAATAAACTTTTGATAATTATCTCTAGATAGATTAAATAACGAACCCTCTTCTTCATAAGAAAGTTTCTTTTCACCTAATTCAACATGACCAATCCAATCAAGTTTATAACTCTCTTGTAACTTATAAGTGAATTTCTTATACAGTGCCATATAGTCTAATGTTTGAACACCATAAAGGTCGTAGATAACTTGGTCTTTACCAAACCTAGATTTTACATTACGTTCCCTAACCCAACCAAATGGAGAAAACCTTTTTGTAATATCAGGACCAAATACTCTAGCATAACGGTTTATGATGTAAGGGATATCAAAACCCTCAACGTTCCAACCAGTTACAATATGTGGTGGTTCTAATTCCCAGAAATTTAGGAAAGATTCTAAAAGTTCTATTTCAGTATCATACTGAAAATATTCTATTTTAATATCGGTATCTGCATACTCACCATCTGCTTTATCCCAATATTCAAGACCCCAAGTGAAGTAAGTTTCTTTAATGCTATCATAAACTGTAATGGCATTGATAATACTCTTTGCTTGTTCTGGGTGAGGGAATCCTTCGTCAGACTGTACTTCAATATCAATATTATACGTTCTAATTTTCTTTGGGTCAAATTCAATATTACCTTTCCACTTATCACAAATATACTGAACATCATATTGGTCAATGCCATAAACATTAAACCCAGAAACGTCACCATAATCATTAACAAAGTTTCTAGTATCTTTAATAGTTCCAGGATTAATAGGATATACCTTTTCTCCTTCTAGTGTTCTAAACGGAGTTTCACCCTTTTTACCAGGAACGTACATGGTTGGTCTAAATTCTTCTCTACGAATAAAGTCTCTACCTGAGTCAGAAATCCCTCTAGATAAAACCTTATTTCCTAATACATTTACTGATGTGTAAAAACTCATATATTCTATTATTTCTTATTGTTGACTAATTTTATATCCTAGACCAGAACCCATACATTCTTTTTTAAGTGGGTTCCACCATCCTCCATCAGAGCATCTAGATTCTGTTATTCTGTCTTCTGCATCATTGACGGATTCTTCCTTAGTTTTAATTATAGTGTCATCTTTAGTAGGTTCTACATTAGATGTTATATCAGCATTAAACCCACAATGAGGACACCAAGCATTTGGTACTTTTTGGTCATACATAGTCCACATTTCTGAGCAGTCAGTACATCTATATGTACTGCTTTCTAGTTTATACACGTTCTAGTTCACCTGGATAATGAAGATATGTTTTAAGCATATATTTTGTTCCTTTAATAACAGGTTTTGCCTCATGAGGAAACCCCATCCAAGTTGGAAATATAAGAAGTCTGCCTTGAATTGCTGAACATTCCACCCCTTTTAAATGGTCAGTAAATACAGTTTCTCCTCCCTCTTCAACCGTGTTAGGGTAGAATAAAAATGCTAACATTCTATTAGAAGAATTACTATCAACAGAGTCTACATGCTTTTTATAAAAATGCTCACCCTCGTCATATCTATGCATTCTCCATTCTTCCAAAATATTAGATTTTGGCATAGTGTCGGAAAACCCCTTTGATTTCATTTCGTAACGATACAAATTAGCATAATCCATCACTACTTTATTCAGGGATGATAATAAGAACTTCATATCAGAATCGGTATCAGAAACAACAGAACAATTAAGTTCAATTGCAGAACGATACCCGTCCTGTCGTTCTTTCGGACCACCAACACCACTTAGAATATGACTATCTTCATGCTTTTCAAAATTGTCAATCAAATCATGACAAACTTTAGGAGGCAATGCTCCATTATAAATCTTTATAAAATCTTGTAGTTCCATGCTAATGTACGATATTAAATTTAGATTTTACAGTACTCGTTTTTCTTTCTGTAGACTCAATAACAAAAGCATTAACATATGACTTTAAATTCATAATAGTTCCGTCGTCCATTTCAACGACACCACCATACCCCTCAATCACAGCCTCTACTAATGATATTTTATCTTCAACTTCACCATCTGCTACCATTTCAAAAGTGATACAGTCGTCCATTTCCATAAATGTAAAACACAACGATACGTCATAAAATCTTGGTTCTTCGTAATCTTTAAATCCTTCGTCTAAATCATATTCAGTTATATCAGCCATTAGTCTTCTCCTAAAGTTGTTTGAAATTGCTCAATAGCAGTTTGAATAGTCATATATTCTCTCGCTGCGTCGTGAAGAGCATTATGATGAATAAACCCGTCAGGCATAACTTGAGTAGTTTTATTCAATAAGGTATGAACTACAGTCTTAGAGTCGTGGATATTCCACCATTTCCAAGGTAGTTCGTATGGGGTTGCATTACCAGTAACACGAAATAGGTCGTGCATGATAGAGAAATCGAAATGAGAACCTCTAGAATAAACTAGAACGTCTTTAGAATTTATGTCTAATGAATTGAACCAATCAGATATAGCAGGCATTAATTTAGACCAATGCATATCGTTTTCAGATGGTTTAAGAACTTTCATGGCATCTTCACCTTGAGTTGCCCACCAATCTAAAGTATCTTTTTCAATTTTCCGTCCGGCGTCAACTTGAGATTTAACTTCCATAGTAACATAAAAACCATTTACAAGGAGTTCTTCGTATTTGTATTCTTTAGATGAGTCTACTGCTACAGCACCGACTGATAAGATGACTGCGTTGGCATGAGTGCCTAACGTTTCTAAGTCAAAGACAACTGAGTCTATGGGCATTTATTTCTCCAATAATATAATTTCAATACCTCTATTATACTACGGAATACCCAATTAGTCAAGTTTTTCTATATGTTTTTCAACGTATTCTTTTGATAAGTGACGTGCCTCTTTTAGAGCGTCTTTGACTTCTTGTTTAGAACCACCGAAGTATGTTACTGCGTGTCCTTCATTAATTAGTCTATCGTTAATAGATACCAAATCACCAATGATAAATAATTCACCAAGAACTCTGCCAAATTTACCTGTGCCATGTGATTTAAGAATAAATTTATTATCTGCTTGTTCTAACATTTCAGTTAGTCTATGTGTCGCACCCTTTCCATAACGTTTTTCAGTCAAGTCGCGAGTGCGAGATTCAGGGGTATCAATACCCATAAATCTAATACGTTTAGTTATCCAAACGTCAAAACCAAGGTCAATGTAGGCATCAATAGTATCACCGTCAAGGATTCTTTTAACCTTTCCTTCATATTCGAACATAGTTTATCTCGTCATACTTAAAATCTTTGCGATTTGAGCATCTAATACACCAGCACGATTTGGCCAATGAATGTATGCTTTATCTGGATTACTCTTTAAGTTCTTTAATAAAGGAATAATCAATCTTTCCAACGCTTTAAGTTTATTCGCTTTAAAATTCGTAAACTCTTCTTTCTTCGCATCGAGCTCAGTTTCGACCGTCTCCTGCCTAACCAAAAGATCAGCCAAATTGTTATTAATATCTCCGAAATCAACACTACCATCCCCATTAAAGTCAAGTTCACGTACTTCTCCTATGGTTATTTCTAATGCATCCAACTTATCTGTGATTTCAGTAAAATCTACTGCAGGTGCTACATCATGTGCATGGGTGTGTGTACATTCAAATATTGAATCTAATTTTGTTTCTATACCCGTCATGTCTGGTAAATCGCCAGCAGTTAATGCGTCCAATCTTTCTAATGCAATGATTTGGTCTAACTTATTTTCAACTGAAGTTAAATCAACTTCTTCTGCTGTATGAGTATGACCAACATCATCAGGAATTAATGCTAAAATTGCATCTAATTTTGCTATAACTGGACCAAGGTCTGCAGTTGCTGCAGACGATACTTTGGTAACAACGGTATCTAAATCACCATCGTCGTTATCCGAGAACGAGAAACCCCATTCGAAATCCTCATCTATATCAAATTGTCCATTTTCTGAATCTGCCATGTCTTTCTCCTAAAAAGGTATGAAACTTCTCATCATCCCTTGGGGACTGAAGTTATTTTGTATTCCCCCAACACTGCGGTTAATATTCTGCATTAGTTGGGTCATTACGTTAATATCATTTGTTAATTTGTGCATATGCAATTCCATCTGAGTTGATATTGTAACAACTTCATCTGCTTGCATTTTCATTACATCCATATCTCTATTAATGGATTCCATAGAATATGAAATCGTATTCATATTCATACTAATAGAAGTAAGGTCATTTGCACCTTTTTCTAACGACTCAGTCCACGATTCCATGTGACTGTTTACAACAAGTCCAGCATAAACAAACACCACCGCAACAGCAAGTTGAGATATAGTTGTTATCCACTGGCACGTGGTAGAAGTACATACCATAGTACATCCTTATGTTTAACGATAATACTATTTATAATTTACCTAGAGCCTATTGTATATTTCGGAACTAAATCCCAATTCTTCTTATCTTTAAATGAAATGACTTTGAATTGCCCGATATGCCCCATTGGGTCTAATTTAGATTCATCAACGACTGTTAATAAATTCCACTCAACTAATAATTTAATAATAGCATTTCTACGTTCAATATCAACAATATCTATTGTAGAATTCTTACCGTCTAGTGCAAATAACTCTTTGAAATGTACTATGTAATATCTACCACGTTTGTGTAAAAT